CCCACCAGGCAGTGGTGACGGGAAACCATGCTGTATGTGTGACCATGATGATCCATTGATGAACTGTTATTGTGAAAGGGAGGAGCAGGATGGCTGAGTATATTGAGCGGCAGGCTGCCATTGACCTATTTTATCCGGTAGACCCGGAGAATGATGGATCAGACGGATGCACCGTGGTTTATAAGACAGAGAATTACACTTCCGATGAGATCGAGGCCGTGATTTCTGGCCTGCCTGCCGCCGATGTAGCCCCGGTACGGCACGGAAAGATTATAGAGACTATCAAAGATGGCAAAATGAATCGAGTGTTCTCATGCTGTGGACATGATTTTACGGAATTAACATGCTGGTATATGCCAAAATACTGCCCCAACTGCGGCGCTCCCATAGCGGACGAGGCCGTGGAGATGGTGCTAAAAAGAATGGAGGAAATTTACAAATGAACCTGAACGATACCGTAAAGATGATGAACAGCGCCAACTATAAGGAACGCTTTAAGGCGGAATACTGGCAGACCAAAATCCGGTATGAAAAGCTCCACCGTATGACGGTGAAGTACGAAGCCGGAACTTTAGATTTTGAACCGGATTGTGAACTTAGTCTACTGCTGGAACAAAAAAAGTATATGGGCCTTTACCTGAACCGCCTGGAAGTTCGGGCAGAAGTCGAAAGGATTGATTTGGAGGCGCTGAAAGATGGCAAGGGCGATTGATGCCAGTGAACTAATGGCTGAAATCCAGGCATGTAGCTGGGACAGCGAACAGGATAAGGAGCGGGCAGAGGACCTTGTGTTGGGGATGCCAACCCTCACCCCGCCGAACGAGCCGCTGATATGCGATGGGTGTCTATGGGCGGAAATGGGGGCACTTGAGAAATGCTCGTCTTGTATGAGAGACAAAAAAGATAATTACTACCGCCGCCCGCCGGAGGGAGATGAGGACGCATGAAACCGACTTGTATTACTTGCACTGCTGACTGTGTTGACGCCGCAGACATTATCTCCACTCTCCAGGCCGAAAACAAGAAGCTGCGGGCAGAGCTGGAGCAGGTGAAGAATGAGCGAGACAGCGCAAAAGCGACACTGCATTGGCTAAAACTGCATGGCCAGAAGGAGGGGTGACATGAAAAGACTGACAGGAAGAAGAGATGGACGCGCATATATTGTCGGGTGTCCAGATTTTGCGCTCCCTAAAATCGCAGGGCTGATTATACAGCAAACGGTTGACCGCCTCGCAGCCTACGAGGACACTGGGCTGGAGCCGGAGGAGATCACCGAGATGGAGGCAAGATGGGAAAGGAATTTAGAAAAATGGAACGGTTAACAGGGGAATATACTCGCTGGAATTGTGCGTGTAGACACCGCTTATTTTTTGATGTGTATGAGATTGCTGATCGTCTCGCAATCATTGAGGACATCCTGGGCGACGAGTACGATCTTGACCGCCTCCGCGAACTCAAACAGGCTGACGATGAGGGGCGGTGCGTGGTGTTGCCTTCTGGTGATTACACCGACAAGGACGGAGAAAACGCGCTTAAATCCGCCATGAACACCTGCTTCTATCACAACAATCCGGTTACTCGCTATATTGCTGATGCAGTTGCCGAAAAGCTGACCCGAGAGGAAGCCGAAGCGGCGCTGAAGGAGGCAGAGCCGAGTGGGACTTAATTTGTGCGATAGTTGCCGAACGGACTGCCGCCACGAACGGAATCCGAGAGAAATCGTCATAAAGTGCGGAGCGTATACGCCGCCGATGACCAACGCCGACCGCATCCGGGCCATGAGCGATGAGGAGCTGGCGCGATTTCTTGCAGAAGTTGAGAACAGGAGAAGCGCTGCCGGTGGCGGTGCAATTTGGAAAGGAATGGCCCACGCTTTGGAATGGCTCCAGCAGCCAACGGAGGAGGATGACATATGACATTAGACCATGCGATCAGACTGGCCAGCGTGTGGGCGTTCGGCGGCGTCTGTACACTCCAGGAGGGCGAGGCGCAGGAGTACCACAAGATGGCGCTGGCCGCGCTGGAGGCTCAGAGGGATGGATCTGTGACGGCAGTCCGATGCCGGGAGTGCATTATGCACGGAAATTGTACCACAGAGGATACGTTTAACTGCTCCGGAATGGATATGGCTGAAGCATTTTGCTGTGCTGGCAAGCAAAAGGACGGTGCGGAATGATGACAAAACTGGAACTTGTAGAAAAGGCCATTGACTTTGCGATGAATGACCTGTGTGACGGATATCTCGATATGCCTTGCGGCTGCGAAGGTTGCCCTCTTTGGGACGAGGACAATATGGACGATGATGGCAATGTTGATTGCAGAGGCAAAATGCTAAGAGAATTTATCGAGCAGCACAAAGAGGAGTTTGGGGACGGTGACGGAAATGGATGACCAGACCTGTGAAACCTGTACCCACTTCCCGCCCAGCCCAGCGAGGGCAACGCCGACGAGGGGACGCTCCCACCCCCGCCGGCCGGGGAACTCCAGGACCTGGAGGATGACGGCGAACTGCCGTTTTGAGCGCTATGATGACCTTATGTTGGAGCTGCCGCCGGGCTCTGGGGACCATGGGATGCCCCTGGTGTGAGTATGACGAGATAGAGCACCGGGTGCGGTTTGAGCCGGTCCCCGGCTGGACAGCCAAAAAACAGGTGCGGGTCCACGGGATGACCTCCTACACGGTGATCCAGTGTCCGTTGTACCTGGGGGACGAGGAGAGGAGCGTGGAGGGATATGCCTGAGCTGATCCCATGGGAGCCGGGGAAGATCGGGCCCCGGATCCGGCTGGTGCGGGAGGCCCGCGGGTTCCGGATGGCCGATTTGGAGGCCCGGGTGGGGCTGTCCGCCGGAAACCTGTACCAGATCGAGCGGGGGGTACACGACCCCCGGGTGGATACCCTGTTCCTGATCGCCCAGGCCCTGGAGGTGAGCGCGGATGAACTGCTAGGGCTCGGAGCCAGGATAGGAGGATTGACATGAGCTGGAAATCATATACGCACGTCACCATGTTTGACCGGCCATATCCGCCCGAAAAGCAGGCCGAGGGGCTGGCGATCTCACAGGCCATCGTGGGCGGTCATTGTGAGACCTGCGGGTTTTTGCCGCAGTGCTCCACCCAAAAGGATTTTAAGTTCCCGGTGTTTGCCTGGTGTATGCGGCGGAAGGCGAAGATTATGACGAAAATGGAGGAGCAGGAAAATGGGACTTAATCTATGTGATAGTTGCCGAGCAGATTGCCGACACGAGCGGAATCCAAGAGAAATCGTCATAAAGTGTGGAGCATATAAGCCGCCAATGACCAACGCCGACCGCATCCGGGCCATGAGCGACAAGGAGTTGGCTCGATTTCTCGCAGAAGTTGAGTACAGGAGAAGCGCTGCCGGTGGCGGTGCAATTTGGAAAGGAATGGCCCACGCTTTAGAATGGCTCCAGCAGCCACCGGAGGAGGGGTGACAGCAATGGCTGATTATGTTTGTGAAGGCTGTATCCATGCCCCACCAGGCAGTGGTGACGGGAAACCATGCTGTATGTGTGACCATGATGATCCATTGATGAACTGTTATTGTGAAAGGGAG